GCTTGGCGTCTTCCTGTTCGTCCGTTGGCTTGGGGTCGCCCTCTTCGGTTTCCCGATGTCCTGTAGGAAGATCAGCCCGTCGCAAGAGATGGTTCGTCAGGTAGCCGTCTGGGAATATCTCCGCACCAGATGATGCCAGCTTTTGCAGGAACCCTGAGAGCGTGTCAATGTCCATCGTGTCGATGCCACGATGCACCGCTTCAACCGGTTCCTCTGTGGTCATCCCGTTGACCTTCAGTAACAATGGAATCGCAAAACGGTTAATGACAGACGCGACCGAGTCGAGGTATCCGGTGACCGCTCGTGTAAAGAGTCCGATACGCGAGACCACAAGCGCTTTCGACCCGACCGCATCATGCCCGATCAGGATAAAGTCAGCCAGCACCGACTGTGCCATTGCTTGGTCATACCGGGCAATCACCGAAGATGTATCAAAGGCACGACGTCCCCCAGCGCTCAAGAGCTTAAGTTCAGCCCACGACGGCAAGACCGCGCCTTCGCTCTCGTCCCGTTTAATGGTTTGCACCATCTCTTCCAGTGCGTCCTTGAGCGTGACCATCTCGGCGATGTTGGCATTCCAGACGTCCGGACCATCCTCGGCAACCTGTATATAGGGGTAGCCAGCTAGATCCCGCTCGATGCCAATCCCTTCGATCTGCTGGATGTGTTTCTTGAACCACCATGCACGGTAGGCGTTCCGCAGAATGCTGCGACCCTCTGGGTTGTTGCGTTCGGCAGTCGTTCGGAATAGAAGCGACTTCGCCATTGGAATCGTTCGCACCGACCGGTCATCATTGACCCGCTGCTGCATCGCTTGGATGCCGCCATTGCTGTCAAAGACCCATCGGTCAAGCGTGTCCTGTCCACGAATCGCCCACTTCCGAAATCCGATCCGTCCGTCTGAGAACTTAGACCGCGACGAACTGTCATCCGTGTCGCCGCCACGCACCTTGAACACCATCTCCATCCACGACCAGCCAAACGGTAGGAAGGTCAGGATCTCGGTCATGGTGTCCTGCCACGTATAGGACATATCCTCATACAATGCCTGATGGACGAACTCGCCCACATCATCATCAGAGGTCTCAATATCCCACTCCACCCCGCGCATCAGGTTCACCATCGCAAACAGCATCGCCCCAACAATGTCATCATTGAAGCGCATCTCGGTAAACGTGCGAATCCCACGCTTGCCGGTTAGCTCGCGAAGGAACTCCTGATCAACCGTGCCAGCCCATCGACCGAGACCGGTCGACCCGATCTCACCCATTAGCACCCGGCGACGACGCTTGGTGTTGGTTGGAGTAGACTTGGCTTTACCTACGTAAGAACTCTTTCGAGACGTCTTGCGTGGTGTGGGGGCGGTGCGACGTGGCTTGGGTTTCTCGGCTGGGGCTTTTTTTGCCATCACTTACCGTCTCCACATTGATCGGCGCTTCTTGCCGATGACGGATGGCACCCCGTAGTGAATTATTCGCAACATATCCAACGCGAATGCCATGATCACCGCATCGGCGTAATCGGTAGATCGCCCCAACCGGCGCTTCACGTCGTCCTTAGATTCTACCTTAATTCGTCCATTACTGGTAACGCTCCAGTGCGGCGTTGTTAATTCTTCTACTAAACGGTCCTCCGGTGGAAGCGCAATCGGGTCGTCCCCCTTCGGGTCGAGAAGCTCACGAAGATGCCACCATGAGGCAGACCGCATGTTCTGAAACCCCAGTTCCCCACTGGCATCCGTAATGGGCTTGTCTTTCTTGTTACGCTTCTGCGCTGCTGCCATCGCGCCGTTGTAGGCAATACATGGGACGTGCTGTTCCTTGATCCGGTCAAACACTCCTGCGCCCGGTCCAATAATGTCAACCACCGCGATCCCGCCCTGTTGCTCGATCTGCCCCTTCACCCGTCCCGCTGTTTCCATCGTGTCTTCCCGGCGTGTCTCGGCAATCGCCGTAATGCCCTGCCGCACCCGGCTGGCACGAATCGTCTTGTCAGACCCTTCCCGAGCCACATCCACCCCAAGCGCTGTCAGGCTCGTGCCGTTCCGCACGGTTCCCAGATAGCCCTCGTGTCGTAGTTGCGCCTGTTCGACCCATGCCAGTGGGATGACGTTCGACTCATCCGATGAGGCAAACTCCCCCAGCACCCGGTTGTGGTAGATCGCGCTATCTTCGCCCCACTGCTCACGACGGTGGCTAGCCCAATCGTCAGAGATGCGTTCTGACGCAATGGCTTCCTGTAGGGTAACGTGCCGCACAGACCAGTCATCGAATCCCGGTCGTCGTCGATGAATATCGTAAAAGCGACCAGCCGGGTCGCCGGGGGTCGAGATGGCTAAGGCGAACGCCTCACGACTGGTATCCGCACCAGCCCCAGAAAATGCGCCTTCCGCTGCGTCGAACGTCTCATCTGGCACATGCTTCGCTTCGTCGAAGATATACAGCATGTGGTCGGCATGAGCACCCTCGATGGTTCCCGGTTGGTCTGATGCCGCCGCAAACGCCACCCCGGTGTCGAGCTTGAGGGTGAGGTCGAGGAGTTCCCGACGCTCCATGAAGATAGACCGACCAATCATCTCCCACCGGGCATTCCGCGCCCACTTATGCACTTCGGGCCAGAGGAATTTGGTTAGCTGCCGCCAGCTACTTGCTGTGGTGACGATCTTCCAGTCCTCGCCATCTCTCGTGAGCGCAAACCACAACACAACCCACGCGGCCAGCGTTGTCTTGCCGAGTCCATGTGGACCTCGCACCGCAAGACGTCGTTTGGCAACAAGCGCCTGCAAGCACTCTAACTGGTATGCCGTTGGCCGGTCAGACCCAGACCAGTCAAAACAGTCCAACACGAACGCCTTGGGATTGTTCCGGTAGATGTCCTTGAAGGTGTCGTATGAGAACAGATCGAGATCGAGTCGACGGAGCCTCGCTTCCGACAACGTGTCTAGGCTAATCGCCTCACTCGATAGGCTCATTGGGTCGTCGTGACTGTCGCTGCGTCAGCAACAGCATCACGCTTCGCCTTCACATCAGTCACAACAGCATGAAGCCGAGCATGAGCGTTCCGCAACGCCACCTCTAAATCAATGACCGCAGCAACCGCTTCGGTTACCAAGGGGTCTCTCACAAGATCCCGTGCCGCCGCATCTTCAGCCACATCCAGCAATCCATCAACAAGCGTCATGGCTCGCTCTTTCTTCTCTGCGCCTCGACGGTTTGTCACGAAGTCTTCCACCAGCACCACAGCGGCGGCAGCGGCTCGTAAAATGGCCCTTGCCGGGCCAGTTGCTAACGGTGCGACGATAGGCGCAACACTCGTAATAAGTCCACCAATGACTCCCCAATTAAATCCCATGTGTTCACCCCGCTCTTTGTTTGGTTACGCAATGTTTTCGTGTTCGTGTTGAGCCACGTCGCAATAGTGGCAGAGTCCAGACCCGTGGCACTCTGGACAATGGATTGCGTGTGGCACAGCCCCAGACCCGCCGCACAGATGACAGACACCGGTCCCCTCGCAGTCGCAAGCAGGCTCTTCGCTCTCTGGCGTTTTTTGCAGTAACGGCCCAACCATCCACAACAGGATTTGACCAACCGACAGCACCACCGCGCATGTCATAACCGCAACCATCAACGTGTCAAGTAGGTCAGCCATCTCGACTCCCATGAGAATCGGGCGGGTGCCGCTAGGATTAGAGACACCACTAACCGCACTCTACAGAGTGCAGACCGCAACCGATCATGAGTCATCTCGGCGCATCTGCGCGGTTACTATGGTCACCATAGACCCGAACATTAGTCCTGCTAATAGCTCGCATGTTTCGCAAGCCCTTTCTCAACTAATTGTTCGTTTAGGTTGACCCCGTCCGCGTAGATCGTCACCAGCCACCGACCATACTTTCCGAGTGCTTTCTCTGTTGTGGGTCGCGTCTGGACATAGACCCGCTTCGCTGTTTCAATCTCACGACGTAGCCAGTCGCGTGACCTGATGCCTTCTGGCTTTTCTGGTCCGCGCATCTCTGGCGCATTGATCCCATATAGACGACCCGTCACCACGATAGAACAGTTGAACCCCATATCCAGCGTCATGTCCATAATAGTGTCCGCATCGTAAACACGGCACGACCGTAATGGAAAAGTCCACGTCCACGGATCTGGCGCTCTAGTAATCACGCAAAACACCTCTTGACATTGTTACTATAATTATGTATACCTTTGTTCACCGTCACGCCCTCACAATCCGAGACTGCCAGTCACCCCACTGCTCCAGATGCAGCGTCTGAATCGGTCGCTTGTCGCCGACAAGGTTGTAGTCCCTCGGCTCGCGTATCGAGACACCGATGTAGCCTTCATGTCCATCAAGGCCAAAGATACGCACCGGTCCATACCATGCGTCTGTGCCTTCGTCCGTGCGCGGAAAGATGTCCTTGTCGAACGGCGACTGTGTCCAGTGACCGTTGATGCCATGACCGGGAAACGTCATCGGAATCAGATCAAGCGCACGCGACCATGCAACCAGCGCAGCATCGGTCATCGTGTCAGGCATGTCACACCAAAGCAGGCAATGTGCATGAAACGACGGCACGCACCGCTTAAGTCTCAGCATTGCAGCGGAACAGAACGCTGTTGCGGTACTGGGTGTCCCGTCAGCCAGTCGGCCTCCCGCTCTGGTGATGTTGCCAAGATTCATCCACTCGCCACTGACAAACGGCATACGATCTTTCGCGTAGTCGACAGCCGTGTGCTCAATGAGTCGCTTGCACGACGCTAGATAATCCCAGTCCCGCATTCTCCTAAGATGCTCGTCGAAGAAGTCGGCTGGCTGGTCGCAGTAAAAGGTGTTGTCCTCATCACAGGCTGCACCAAAGTTCATCAGACGATTCGGTGCCAACGTCTTGATGCGCTTCCCCAGTGCTTTCACCACGTCACTGTCGTAGCCAAATCCAATTTGCGATGGCTCGTTTGCTACCTCATACAGGACCGATGGCAGGTCTCGCGTGGTGCCAACAAACTGATCAACATAGGCACGAGCCTTGGCAATCGCATCAGGATTCCCGGTCATCACATCGGTTCGTGGTGCCGTGGGTAACCCCACGAACGCCTCAATGCCACCAAACAGGCAGCAGCGTGTATAGATGCCGAAGCTCTCGATGTGCCGAATAAACGGCACTAGTTGTCCCCACCAGTGATCACCTTCCAGATGCGTGTTGTGCCGATCCTTGCTTTCTGAGTTCTTCCCGTGCCAATACTCAGAATGTAGCTCAAACAAGGGGCGAATCATATTGATGTTATGGTCTCGAAAATAGCCCAGCAGTTCGTCTACCCGGTCACGCCGATTATCGAGCCAAAGGCGATAGAGTCCCATCGCTGTCGCTTCGCGCACATCCACCACCCGGCCAGACGGGTCGTGGAAGAACCGAGACCCACTCCGGACAGACAGTGGCGGGAGCGCGTCTTTGCGTGGTTGCGGGTCAGGGATTGGGTCTGGAAGGGGATCGGCTGTCTTTGTGCGGAAGAGTTCGTCACATGCCTTGCCCGGTGTGGGGAACCGGGTGCTTTCAAACAACAGCCGGTAGCGGTAGTGGTTCAGGCGTCTCTGGGTAAGGTCTTCTGTTTGACGACCTGACGATTTCCACTGCTCAATAATCTCCCTGTCTTCTTGAATCGGCCAACCGTTGTCCAGAAACCATTGGTAAGTCATCATAGCCGGGCCTCATACGGGCTAAACTCCCATTCTCTCGCTGGTGGACATTCGCACTGGCAAACATGTTTCTTGTGTCGACGACACCAGTGCTCGTAGCAATGATCACACGTCACCCAAATAGCCGGTCGCGGTGGCAGGCGTTTCTCCCGCCGATACGGGTCGACCCCCATAATGACACAGTATGCCTTCCATCGCTCAAAGTGTTTCTGGTCCCGCATGACAAACCGATCAATCACGCCGATGTCTGACGAGCGTTCCCAGAATACGCCGATCACAACCCCAAGCACTACCGACGCAATCACTCCTAGAAAGGTCATCGCTCCCCCGTTCCAAGATCGCTCGGCGCAAACCGACCACAGGTTGCGTCCTTGCTCACCTCTGGGAATCCCCACTCACGAACAACCATCGCCTGCGTATCTCTTGGGAAGACGCGGCGTGGAACAGCGCCAACCGTAAACACGGTCGGCTGTGGCGGGTCGACCACACAGAAGAGGTCGCCAATAACCGGCGTCTGCCGATCATTCTCATCTGAGACGAGTGTTCGACCATAGAGACAGTGACCGCACCGCTTGCGTGACTCAGGCATGACTTCTCACCCATTCCGTAAAACTACCCAATGGCATCGTGCCGGGACCGCACTGCTTACACCCGTCACACTCGCCGCCAGTATCCTTAAGGTGCTGGACATTCCACCCGTACGTCCATGCTCGTCCTCGCATATTTGAATACGGATTCGACCAGCGCTCATCACCCTTATTCGCCGCCAGACGACCCTTTCGCATGGTTGACCTTAAATCACCCTCAAACGATGGTCGGCTTGACTTGCCCGACGCCGCCGCATTGTCACTAGCAACCTGTTCATTAACCCCGCTCATTAACGGTCCCCCTCTCCCTGTCACAACTCTTGCGTCACATCTCCCATCGCTGCCTGCGCCTCATTCACGATCTTGGCCTGCCGATACCGATACAGCACATCAACCGCTTGGTGATAGCGCTGCACAATCTGCTCGGCTTCAGCAACAAATGTCATCAGCCGCTTGGCATCCTGATCATTGTTGCATTCAACCACATCACCCACTGCCGCCATGAAGTCGTCAGCACTTGGCATCGACCCGCCCATTCGCAATTCCTCAATCACTCGCTGTGTTGACCACCTTGCTGTCATCATATAATTATACTACCATTACATCGGCATATCAAGGCTTCGACTTGACGACCATTCGCCGAGCACCACGCGGCGTAATCTGCGCCAGTTCCATCACCCGTTGCAGTCGTGATGTCCGGTCCTCATCGTTAATGTCACGCTGGATCACTTCGATGGGTCCACCATCCTGACCGGCGACCTGAATCTGTCGGGAATAGTTCTTCCGATACCGACGTTCCAAATGCCATGCGTCCGCGTGCCAGTCCCCGTTTTGCCCGGCGATCTTGATGTTCCGGAGTCGGTCGCGCTCATCAAGGGCAAGCGCCTTTTCACAGACCGCGTAAAACCGGAAATACTGCCGGTCCTCTCCGGTCGCCTCAATACCAGCTTCTTCGCCGCGTTTCAGCCATCGGCGCAGGGTATCGCTATGCACCCCGGCAATCTTCGCAGCGGTCGCGTAATGAGCACCCTGACGGAGTGCGCGAACAATCCGCGCCTGTCGTCGTGGCGATGAGAAGATCGACGGACGTCCACCCTTGTTGGGTTGAGCCGCCTTCCGCTTAGGACGCTTCCGTGCCGATTTCCGTGCCGACTTCTTCGCGGTCTTCTTTGTGGTCTTCTTTGTGGTCACCAGTTGAGGCTTCCTGTTGCGCGTCTAGCCCGACATTCTCAATCCGAGTCTCTGTGGATACCGGTTCAGGGAACTGGTAGACATTGACTACCCGTGTCATCTGCTGCAACAGTGACAGATCGAGCCAGCAGCGTCCACTCTGACCCCATGCCGTGCCGAGTCCACCTAGACACCGAAGCCGCTGTCGGTCCTTGTCATGGTAGAGCACAACCAAGGTCCATTGCCGCCGGGTTGAACCAAGCGTCAGCCGCCCGTCTAATCGTGGGTCGTCATCCAGCCGCCAACGACCCGCAATGATAACCGGTGGATGCCCGGCGCTTAGTAGGGAGGGTAACTCAGAGACCGGCACGGCAGACTTCGCCAGCCCGTCCTGTGATGACCTCCCTTCCAACTGCATAAGATGGGCAGTGGCGACCCGTCTCGTGTGACCACCCCCATCCTGTGGTTCCAAATGCTGATACCGTTTCATGCGCTGTCCTTTCTCAACTTACTCGCGTAATAACCCTAGCGCAATGACGTCGACGCTCTGGCCTCCTCAGTCCAACTCCGGATCAATACCTGTCCCCCTCGTAGTTATCTCGCCCTAGTTCATCGTAAGCAGCTTCGCTGCGCTTGAGCGCGGCCTCAAGCCGGGCGACTTTGGCCTTCAATGCCTCCACTTCATCTGCCGCTTCAGTGCGGCTCAATCGCTCCTCTTCCCCGCGTTCCGAGAGGACGACACGCCCGTCGAAATCAAACCACGCCAGCCCCATCGGGACGTAGCCTTCGTCACCGACTCGGCTCATGCGCGGCCCCGCGTCTGAATCCCGGTCGACATCAACCACGTAGACCTTTGCGCCACCCATGCGCGGCTCGGTCTTGACGCCGGTCACCCGGCCTTCAAGGTAGCGATCCAGCGTGCCAGTCCTCGGCTCGAAGTCATAGGCACGGATATGATCGCCAACCTCAAACAACCCTTCATACCGGAGTGTCTCTGCCATGATGTTCCCC